GCGTTGAATTCCAGCCGGATATGTCTGCAAAAATTTCACAGTTTGGTACTGAGTTAGACTTCAGCAGCCTTTCATCCGGTCAAAGGGCACGGGTTAACCTAGCACTGGCTTTCGCCTTCCGCGATGTGCTACAAGCTAGACATGGTAAGATTTCGTTCTGTATGCTTGACGAATGTCTAGATACTGGATTGGGTAACGTTGGTGTTCAACTAGCTGCCAAGATGATCAAGGAAATCGCCACGGAGGATGGTATGTCTATGTTTATTATATCGCACCGTGACGAGATTGCCAGTATGTTCAAGAACCAGATGGTTGTTGAATTGGAGAATGGCTTCTCACGTATCGATCAAGCTGCCTGAGAAGCTATCCACACGATAGTCTCATATATTTCAAGGTCGTACATCGGTAGAGTTTTGAATTCTCCAATGATGACGACCTTGAAATCTCCACTATCAACATATCCATCAAATTTAGCCCGCATGTAAGGCCCCACGTAGTTACTGTCAAAACATACCTCATCGGTACATACGATGGCATGGCGATAATCTATAACGCCGTCCACAATTCTATCATATGTGATTGCTCGGGGCTCATAACCTCGCTTCCATAGTTCGTAATAAATTGCACTTGCAAAATCATCACAATCACCAACCACGGTATGTAAGCTAGAATAGTAATTGAATCTTTCAGGGATACCAAACTCACCGGAATATTCTTGGGGTTGGAATCTCTTAACTACGGATTCATGAATTGAAATAAAATCATTGGCCTCATCGCGGGTAAGCGCAAAGCAGGGCACCATCAATATTGTAGATAACACCAAAACCGTTAACCACCTGTACATCGCAATATTCTCCTTGTGTTACGAATCTACACAATTATATATTGCACTGCACAAATTGTCTATAAATATATGGTTACAGTTTTATGACACTACAGTGAATGCATCTTTCCACCACTGTGGTGCGTTCTTTTTATACTTGTTCCATAGGAATCCGAAGGACTCGTCGAGGATGTAAGTGTTACCCCAATCCTCTGGAGAACGCACTACCCTACCGCCGCCTTGAATGATAGAAATCATGGCCTGCCGCATGTACCATTCTTCGGACAAGTCTTTACGCCGCTTCACCCATTCGTCGCCCAGAAAGGGGAATGGTACTTTAACAAAGATAGCAAAACGAGCAGTGTCGTCCATTAGGTCCAGACCTTCGGTGCATGAAGGTGATACCAGAACCATGGGCTCATTACCTTCATTCTCCGTAAACTCTTCAATGCACTCGTCTCTGCTAGAATTCTCATCCTGATTGTGTGTGATAACCCGCTGTTTGATCTTGCTCTCAAGTTGGTCTACAAGCCATGAAGAAACTTGAAAACTTCCGGTATGAACGATGCCAGATTCTCCTTCATGAGCATTACACAGATCGACAACGCGCTTAAGCATCTTGTCACGGTCCTTCGTGCGCTCCGGCTTGTGCCACCCATACGACATTTTAGCGGTCGGCATGAAGTATACTGGGCGATTGGATGGTGCAAACTCTGATGGCATATCAACCACTGCAATCTGATCCTCTGGAATACCAAGATCACGAGCATAACTGTTGAAGTCCAGAATCGTGGACGACATGAACAGGAATCTATCAGCCTTCGGCTTTAGGATTTGATTGAACAGATTTGCACCATAAATTTCCTTGAACTCAAACGCGGTCTTATCGACCATAAGCACATAGTACTTCTCCAGAACGTCGAAGGATATTTCAGCCAATCGCTTAGTTATAGCACGGTGACGTTTGAACTCTTTGTATTCCTTCTTGGTTCTAATCTCAGAAGGTAGTAGAGATGCTTTTGTCTGAAATTCATACTTACTATCAATACCTTTCACGCTCTTTTCTAGCTCGAAATACTTACTGTCCACGGCAGGAAAATATTGATCCACAATGAACTGGTGTGCCTCCTTCAAGTTACGTGGCTTGAAGAAACTAGCACCCACTTTCTCACATCGACCTTTACTGACAGATACCGCACGATGACTGACTAGATTGTTCTCTAGCGTATGGCACTCATCGAAGACCATGAGGTCTCTTACAGGGAAGTCAGTAGTATTCCCCGGAAAAAGTTCAGAATACAGCAGAGCGAGCTTGTAGTTAAGCACAACGTGTGGTGTGGTGCGTATCGACGCAAATGCTTGTTTGGCGGGGCATGAAACGCACTTAGGCTTGATATCGTCACCAATATCACAGTTCAATCCAAGCTTGGTTGTGCAGAAGTAGTTAGCCTTACCGTAGACCGAAACCAATTCACCGTTAGTAAAGCTTTCTTCGTACTGTCGTTGAAGGATTCGTTGTGGAGTCAGAATGTAGGAAGTGCCCAATGGGCCATGTCCAAGAAAGCTGGAATACGTAACCGCAATTGGCGACTTACCACCACCGACAGGGATTTGACAAAAGATGTATTTTGCATCAGCTGGTAGATTAGCCATCCAATCAAGAACAAACTTCTGGCTTTCACGCGGCTGATAATCCGGCATTGCCCAGTGGTCCCAAATATTCCTCTTGGACAAGATGGGCCTATTACCTGTCGGTTCTTCAAAATCTACCATATTGCTCTCTGTCATTATTATTTTTCTCCAAAGTCCCCAGAGTATACCAAACAACCACTGTGAATTCAATCTTGTAACATTTTGTTCACATTTGAGGTACTTTTCTTCTTTTAAACATGAATTTAAGACAATCGGGGACTCGTCACACTCGGGTACTAACCTTTACAATTGATAGCTTTGGTAGTTTGCAGCTTTACCATAACAACAATCTCATATGATTAAGATAGTTGCGCTTTTTTACAAAAGTAGGTTATACTCGTTTGACGACTTAGTGATTTCTTGGCAAGTATTGCGTTCAGCTTATCAGGTAGATTTGGATATTCAATATCTCGAAGTGTAATCTAATCCAGAGCGGGTTAGACTCTGGTGCTACACAAGCTCCCATGACTTAAAAAGGCGTATTTCAGCCCACCATCTGTGTGATTAACCTGTTTGTCCGTTCTTTTCGATGATTGTCACAGAAATCAAACAACCATCGCTATTTGTGCTGATACCGCTACGTGTTCTTTGCAGAACTCCATGTGCGCAGCCACGCCACACCTCGATGTTGAATTGGTGGGACTTTACCCGCTAACACTAATGTCAAACGTACAATACCGAACCCACAGTGATAGACGGAAAGTGCGAGTCCCCATGATGCTTTTTACGGCATCGGTACACTTGAACTCTAAGCCCCACATCCATGTTGAGGCTCCGACATACTTGCTTTGTATTGGAATCGAATTGTCTACGCTTTTTTAAGTTCTCTTATGGTCTGGTTATAATCTTGTTTACAGTCTCTATATGTTCTCTCGGCAATGTAGTACATAACCACACTGTCGTTGATATCTTCTATGGGTTTTGGGACATTCTTGAGTGCAATTACGTTTTTTTGAATATCCCTTAGAAAATTAACCCAGTCAGAATCTATCTCATCATTCTCTGTAAGTACCTTATATATGTCTGGCTTCTTGAAACTACCACCAGCGATACCTTCATTATTTCGGTACTCAACTTTTTTACCCTTTTGAATAGCTGGATAAGTTAATTTCGCTGCGAGTCTCTTGACCGTGGATGGTGCAAGAACAACCATTTCCGTATTAGTTCTAGTGAAGAACTGTCTACGAAGCATTGTGCCAAACGTCACCAAGTCAATTAATGGACCCTCAGCAGACGAATAACTATAGCCTTCTATTAGGCAAAGCGTATTGTACGCAGGGTTGCAGTTGTTGTCAACGGTCTTGCGGATTAAATTTGAAGTTTTCTGGAAGGTCACTAGCTTGTTCATTTCAAGCTGTGAATAAGATTTTTCATTATTGTAACTTGTATCAATTGGCTCGATTGTAGCATAATCCGAGCACATATCAAACCATAATCTAAGCTTACCGCTCTTTAAAACTGCTGAGCTTTCGGATGGAAACGAGTACGGCACACCATTGACGGTGACGGCAGTTCCAATTGGTGAAGGGTCGATGGTAACTATGTTAATCATCAATTGTCACCAACTTACCTTCGTACTCTGTAAGCCAATTTTCTATCCCCAAATTGGCAATCATACTTTCTTTAAAAAGATTATTACGATTAGGTGGGGCATCCCACGGAATTACAACATGGGACATAACATTCATTGGTACAGCATATTGGTTTTGGGGACTAGCCGCATCATGCAACATTTGAACAAACAAATTATCTTCTGATGTGGTAATACCAAAACATGATGTGATTATAACTTTGGAAGATATACCCAACGCGGGAGTAACATTATCCCAAAATTCATTTTGTTTATTATAAAAAGCAAAATCATCACACCACAATAAAGAAATGGTTTCCCCTCTAACTGCATTAGCAGTAGCGGCTACAATAGAAATAGAAGACCCGTTAGAAAATGCTACTTTATCTCTATTGAACGTTGTTATTTTTGGCGTTAACTCATCAGACATAGATTCCAAAGCATTTCTTATGTTTACCATGATTGAACGCGCGGAATCAACAGTTGTCGATGTTATTACTATATTTTTGTCAGAATTGTAGATGCTGTACCATAAAACATAAGCCCACGTAGCCGTGGTTACACCCGATTGCCGAGTATTATGCACAATAGTACGGTTGTTGCTTTGGTATTTTGCGATGAGTTGGTCTTGATAACCGTAGAGTTTTCTAAACGAACGATTAGGTTGCCTATATGGTGTTTTAATTGCAACTTCGTTGTTTATAAAATCGGAAGGTGTTGATGAATAATTTGTAGCCATGATGATATCTCCATGGCTTTATTTATTCAATAATTTTTAGGATGTAACTATTGCTACCTGTAGGTCATTCTTGTATGCAATATCAATCATGTGTTTTGTACCTCTTGAATTATTTACATGAAATGCGAGAAGCGCGTCAGAGAATTCAGCCATTTCTACATTTCGCAAATAACCGGCACGCTTTCCGTACTTGTCCCAGTTAGCGGGAAACTCATGAACAGTGAAATCGTTCTTATGTGCCCATTCTTTTCCAAACATATCAGGTCCCTTAGCGAGACCCGACACAATTTCAATGAGACATCCTTTCTTGGATTGATCTTCAGCGATCTTGTCCAAGAGTTCAAATACTCTTGCTTTGTTGGTGTACGTGCGGCTGCCCGCAACTATTATCCTCTTATATGATATCATCTAACCTTTGCCCCAAACATGGCACTTCTTAGTTTTACCTCACGTTCATTTTCTTCTTCTATGAACTGTGCTGCTATATCTTTTTCAAAGGGTGTTAGCTCAAAAGCGCGCTCATAGCTTATACCGTGATGATAATGGGAAACTATAACACAATCTTTCACTATTTGTCGAACGGTCCCCTCAAAATCAGCTAAAAGTTTCTTTAGCTTTTCCGGCCCGTCGATTCTGAGGGTATTGTAAAAAAAGTTATGGGGTTAAGCATAGCATCACCCTCTCTCTTAAGCTCGCAATCCGGGCAAACTATGTTGTAATCAAACTTGGTTCCAAATGATCCCTGCTTCTCCATGTGGTTTGAAATTTCATCCTTTAGCGATATAGGCAGCTTTTTAGCCCAATCAACAATATCTGCTTTAATTGAATGACCATCAATTGAATCGATACACGCGGATATAACAAAACTAACATAATCTTCTGCTGCATCCAAATTAGTATTGATTTCGCTGTCCTGCGTTTGGAGGGCTATTACACCGTTACTAAACCTCAAAGGAGACATTTTCAGTACTTGTCCATTACTTAATGTAACGGTATATGTTTCCATATCATCCGGTGTAACTTCTTTCGTTTGGTTAGTCAATATATTATTGAGGTTGATAGTATGGTTATGTGATGTAGACATTTTGGACATTATACGTTCAGCTTTTTCGACTACCTCTGGACTATTCCAAGCCAAATCGAAATCTATTTCCTGCTCCTTTGCTTTCTCTTCTATTTCTACCATGAAGGTATCAAGCTTCGCACTATTTCTTTCCTGCTGCTTCTCTTCACATTTAGGACAGCGAAGTGCTATACGAATAACATCACCATAGGATACTATCCGCAGTGCAGTCAACAAGAAGTCAACGTCAATTGATAGTAATTCCATGGGTTTTTTAATTTCTGGAATGCATCGGTTAAATACCCTAGTTATTGCTTCTCCCGTGAACAGATATTCGGGAGAACGCATACTGATTTCATCAATGGCAGTCATTGAAAATACTTGAATTTCACCATCAACTACACTTTCATCTATTTCACCGTTATTGTAAAATAGACCCATAGAAGGTAATCTGAACCTTCTGCCGGGAAGATGTATTTTACTTAGTAGTGGGTTGATTTCAGACATTATATTTTCCTGAGTTGTTTGTGGTGTGATGATATTTATCTTTCATGCAAATACGTGTTTTTCGACATATAGTCGAAAGGGATAAATAGTGAGACTAAGGATTTTTAACCATGGCTGATACACAGACCGACATTCTAACCACACTGAAGAAGATAGAATCTCAACTATCTAATGTTTCAGGTGCAAGTAGTGACTACATTGCTAAGAACCGAAAAGCAAGTGGTCTTGGGAATGTTGCGACTGAAAAGAAAACAAAGGGTGTATTCACCGGCACAGATGATATAAAAAATGAATCTGCCGGTTTGATTAAGGCTTTCAGCAACCTTAGACGGGAAACTCAAAAGCTTGCAGAGTCCGAAAACAGATACCAGAAGTCTATGGACAAGTATTCAAAGGCGACTGATGTTCTTGACAAGCATTCCAAGAGCATGCAGGGTCTTATTGCCGATAATAAGAGTTCTGCAACCATGTTTAAGAAAGTCCAATCCACTATGAGTAACTTGAGGCAGGCTGGAGTAAATCTTGATTCTTCTTTTTCTAAATTAACAGCCACTTCAAGTTCCGAAGAAATAGCGAATGCATATTCAGACGCCACACGCGCATTAAAGGCAAGGGAAGTGGCGAGCAAGAGGGCACACACGGCTGCAAAAGCTCGACATGATACGCGGGAAAAACAGAAAAATTCGTCTGTTAAAGAATTCAGAGATAACCTAGAAATAGCAGGGAAGGCGGCAATAACAGCATTTGCGGGAATATCTTCCCAAGTTTCACTAACCGCTCAGAATGCGAGTTTGAGTTTTTCTCCACAAGGTCAGGGGAATCCTTTTGAGGGTTTGTTTACTGATACTGCGGCATCATTTTTTTTGCCCGCTGAACTTGGCAAACGGTTTCAAGGACTAGCAGATAGTTTTACTGGTATGGTTGAGGGTCAGTTTGATACACTTGATTTTGGTACATCTGCACAAGATGTTGCTAGATTTGCTGCCAAAAATAGATCAACACTTGCGGCAGCGTTGAATAATTCAACACTTAGTCTATTGGATGTAACCCAAGGTACAATAGGTGGAACCGAACAGACATTAGCCCAATTTGGCGATACATTAGAAAAAGAATTTGGATTCGTCGGAGCACAACAACTAGATGCTATTTCGAAATCTTTCAATATTCTAAGTAAGCTGGGTGTTCAAATAACGCCGGAGAATCTAGAATCATTGAGGCAGGGTGTAGAAGATGTTGCATCCACAAGTGATATGCTCGCTGATGAAGTCTTTTCTGAACTGGCAGGACTTGCAGGTGATGTAGATTTTCAAGCATTAACACTTGCAATGAATCAAGGTGAAAATGTTATCGCTATGTTAACTAGCTCGTTTACTACTTTGCAGAAATCGGTGGGTCTCAATATCGATGAATTTATAGCTTATCGCAAATTCTTAGCAAAGCAACGGACTCGAACAGGTTCCGAAAGACTGGTACAGTCAGGGTATGCTGGACAATTGGCACGGTCATTAGGCATGGACCCTAAACAAATAGCACTAATTCAACGCGGGGTTATGTCGCGAGAGACAGTAGAGCGAGAAGGGAATGGTGCTGAATTTGATAAGTTGTATAATCAAATGCGTGAGCTTGCAACTAATTCCCGAATGGATGCCGCCGCATCGGGCACAATGCAAGGAATGTCCGCCATTCAAGCTATTGATATTTTGATGAAAGGTGCAGGAACAGAAGAATTAATGCTACGCGGACGTAAACAGTCAGGTGAAGTGGAAGCAGTTGCTAAAGCACAAGACGCTCGATTAAATCAATCAAAGTCACAAACGTCAGAACTACAAAGTATTAATGCTACCATAAATTCTTATATGCGTGGTATAGCACAATCAGCAATTGGATTGCCTGTTGTTGGATTCTTTAAGAGCATGACCGGTTCTGTATTTAGCGGTACGCTTCTGGCTAATGTTGCTACCAAAATTGCTGCCCCTGTACTTGCGATAGCATCAGCGGGAGCAACGGGTTGGTTTATGGGCACCACTATAAACGACCCGTTGCTGGACATCGTTATAGGCAAAGATACGACTATTGGTAGTTCTGTATACGCCACGGAGGAAGCGTTATTTGGTGTACCGGAAACACAAATGGGTGAGCTTACTCGAACAATTAGTGAAACCCGTGAGCGTGAAGTTATAATAGAAAGCCGAATTAAACAGGCAGAATCTGATATTCTAAAAGAGTTACAAGAAAAATTATTAGCCGAACAAATCAAAACACGTGAATTAGCACAACAAGATCTTGATCGATTGATTGCAAATGATAATAGGCCGGAAAATGTGTCTTTATTGAATCCAAGTGGTAGCGGTTCTGAAAAACCAACGGACGCAAGGAGTGGTGGCTAATGCAGATTGATTCCAGTGTTGAGAATCTACTACATGATTTCATAGTACACAGTGCAGAAAACGGCGATCTAACAAACCTCACTAATCATCTGTCTATTGGGTTTGTTGTAGATAATGATGATCCTTTGCAGCAGGGCAGAGTTAGAGCCTTTTGCCCAGCATATAACGATGATCCTAAAAAGCTGTTACATGTTCCGTGGAGTGCATACGTATCACCGTTTGGGGGTGCGGTTAATCAGAATCAATATGTACGTGGTTCTATGGAAGATAACGCTACAAGTAACGGACCCATGCACTATGGATTTTGGGCAGTCCCTGAAATTGGTGCCCATGTTCTAGTAGGATGCATCAATGGTGACCCACGACGCAGATACTTTATTGGGTGCTTCCCAAGTCACCAAGAAACGCATACGATAGGTAATGGTCGATTCAAACACGGAAATGATAAGGTTGATGGTCCTTTGACTTCAACTGGTAATCCTATTCAGCCAACATACAACAAACTACAAGAAGCATTCAAGCAGGAAACAGATTCAGCAGAGTGGAAAACGCGCGGTGCTGATTATCAGGTAACCTCGATTACCGAACCCCCATCTAACGATAAAGAAGCTTACGTTGATGATGACTATAACACAATTTCAAATAATGAGATAGATGATTGGGTCAAGGAAAAACTGGGAGAACATGGATACGATTGGACCGCATACAAGAATATCGGATCATTCCTATCCCCTAAGACGTATACGTTTACTACACCGGGATTCCACAGTATCACATTAGATGATAGACCGTTCAACTCTAGAATAAAGATTCGAACAACTGCTGGTGCTCAAGTTCTACTTGATGATACGAATGAGCGCATGTATATTGGGACTAGTGGTGGTAAGGGTTGGGTAGAAATGGACTACGCTGGTAACGTTGATTTGTATGCCGAGCGCCGTCTATCCGTACATGCTGAAAAGGACATCAACATAAGTGCGGGTGAGTCTATCCGCATGAAGGCCGGTAAGTTCATTTCGATGTATGCTGGGGATACCCGAGGACAAACGCCGCTGAGTGACCCTGTGCCCGATGGTGATATCCGCATCCAAGCCAGCAATGATCTACATCTTAAAACAGAAGAAAATATGCGTATTGCAGTTGGTCAAAATTTACTTGCAAATGTTGCAGGTAATACCGATATAGATTTGACGGGACGGCTAAACCTTGAATCTGATGGTGAAATGTTTATTGAATCACTAGCAAACATTAAACTTGATAGTCCTAATATAGATTTCAGAGTTTCTGGCAAAGATACTACGGTCAACGACCTAATGAATTTCTTGGATGAATTTGTCGGGGATGTAAACGACCTACGAACCAAGTATAACTCGCATGTACATGGTGGTAGTGGGCCACCATCACCAACTGACACCCCAGATATCAACGAAATTAACGATGAAAGCTTGGCTGCTAATCCTGACCCTGACTTAGATTTAACCCAACTGGCACCATGGACTAATCGTGTTCCACAGCATGAGCCATGGCCGCGTGTCATGATGCAGGACTCTGATGACACCGAAAACGAGCAAAACGATGGATATGTTAATAATGTGGACTGGGTAGAACAATATGACAATATCGTTCGAGATGGTGACCCATCGGGCCGAGAGCCGATAGGCAAAGTTGAAGGCGACGAAGAAATCGAGCGCGGCCTGTTCTGGCGAAGGTAATAATCATAAATACAATAAAGGTTATTGAACATGGCTACTTATAAAGGCGTATCGTTTAAAAATTGGGGATACAATAAATCTTTGGTGTTGACTGATGTCGAATTGGTTAAGCGTGATTTATTAAACCACATTTATACCATACGCGGAGAGCGAGTAGGGCAACGTGGGTTTGGGACAAACATCGAACTATTGTTGTTTGAACCCTTTGACGAGAATACTATTGCGCGCATTGCTGATCAGGTACGAGAAGTCATTAACTATGATCCTCGTGTTGTGTTGATCAACAGTACAGATTTTTCGGTCACACCGTATCAGAATGAAAGTCTATTGGCAATTACTGCTAGATTATTTTTTGTTGAGCTAAATTTGATGGAACTATTTCACATAAACTTGGAGTTTGAATCCTAATGAGTAGAATTGTAAACAGAGCAGAAAATTGGGAGCGAGCATATGAAGTGTTCCAGCAGGTCAATTTTGCTGCATGGGACTATCAAACAGTCAAGGAATCGCTAGTCGATTACATGAAGCTGTATTATCCCGAGGATTTTAATGACTTTATCGAGTCAAGTGAGTTCATTGCGATTATCGAGCTATTTGCATATGTTGCGGAGCTTGCAGCATATAGATTTGACCTGAATGCACATGAGAACTTCATTACCACTGCTGAACGTAAAGAATCTGTTCTGCGTCTAGCTAAGCTACTATCATACAATCCGAACCGTAATATTCCGCTTCGTGGGCTAGTAAAGATGACAAGCGTCAGTACAGCTGAACGCTTATTTGATTCCAATGGTAATGACCTATCCAATGTAACTGTGCGATGGAATGATCCCAATAATTCAAATTGGAAAGAGCAATTCATCCTTATAATGAACAAGGTTATGGATCAGAATTTCGGAACGGTATCCCCATCCGATAGAACACAAGTGCAGGGTGTGTTGTTCGAACGATATAAGTTGACCAACAACACACTTTCAACTAACACGTTGCCATATGCCATTACTGTATCGAATGAAAACTTGCCTATGGAGCTTGTCAGTTCAGACCTTAATGAGTTTGGACCTCTGGAAACCCGACCGGAACAAAATCTACAACTAGCTATTTTGTATCTTAACGATGGACTTGGGGATTCCAGTGATAACACCGGATTCTTCTTCTTCACCAAACAGGGATCACTACAAAGAACTGAAGCAACATTTGATGGTATCACACCAAACCAAACGTTTGACGTACTAATTTCTAACAGTAACGAAACCGATGTATTTGTTAACAACATCGACGACACTGGTGCTATTATTGAAACAGCTAACGACTTTGATGCTGTTAGACGTTCAGGTGAATGGGTATCTGTTGATACTGCCGGTGGACAAAACGTAATTTTCAATAATAACCGCAATCGAAACAAATACGAAGTTGAAACACTAGACGAAGACCGATTCAGGTTGATATTTGGTGACGGTAAATTTGCTTCAATTCCATCTGGCCTATTTGAGATATGGTCGCGAACCTCAGCAAACACTGATATTCCAATTCCAACTACGGCAATTCAGAACGTCGCAAGTTCATTCACATATCAAGACCCACAGAATAGTGAACAAACATTCAACTTCGCATTCTCACTATTGTCGCCAATTCAAAATGGTGCTCCAAGTGAAGACATTGAGAACATTAGGCGCACTGCTCCGGCTGTCTACTTCACACAGGATAGAATGGTCAACGGTAGAGATTACAACGAATTTCTACTTCAGGATAACACAATTCTAAAACTTCGTGCCATAAATCGCACATTTGCTGGTGATTCAAAGTATATCCCATGGCATGATCCACGAGAAAGCTACGAGAGTGTAAAATTATTTGGTGACGATGGAGTTGTCTATTTCGAAACCCGCCTAGATAATGAAGAGGCTTGTCAAACGATATCCGCGTCATTGTTACCTTCGGAAAACCCACCGGATCATGACGATCTAGTAAATGCTCTGATTGATAACTATATTGAACCATTGCTTTCATCGACAGCGTTTTTCACTCGCTTTACACTTGAGGGTCTATCACCGTCGTCAATTAGAACAGCGTTCACGGTTGCTGAAAGATCAATTTTGGAAACTGCATTAATTGATGCTATTGACAATCCACCGTCAACTGCGTATTTCGATTTTGATGGCAGTGATTGGTCAGAGGACACTGGTGGGACAGATTATTGGTTCAGTATCGCATCGACTGGCAGTGGGAATTGGGAACTTTGTTACGAGACGTTTAGGCTGATCTTCCACAGTGACGAGACTAAGTTCTGGAATACGAACAATAACGACGCAGTAATAAGTGGCGATACGTTAGCAACTAATTTAGACACCATCACCGTGCTTAAGGCAAACGTGGGCACACCAGCATCATCACCTACAATTTTAACACAAAATTACAACTTTGATGTATTGGGCCAACGAGTTATCACCGATGGTGTAGATTCTGGACTACCAAGTATTCAAGACCTTTACATTCTTCCAGATGACGCAAATGACGACGGTTTCCCAGACAATCCAGACTTGGCATATTTAATTGCTGGGGATGACTATGTATACTTCAATCGAGTTGACAATAATAGCCCATGGGTATTCCAGACAGTAGATCAAGATGTTGATGTAGCTGCGGAATGGACGCAGGATCAGTCAGACAATCTCGATCCTGTTGATCAGTTATGGAAACGTGAAAATGGGGTCGAAGGTGTCAACTTTGCTTGGTTCCATAGAACACCTAGATACCATTTGATTGACCCCGCTACTTCTAATATAATCGACATGTACTTAGTTACACGGGGATATGCTCAAAACATTAGACTGTGGTTGAATGGTCAGACTTCTCAGCGACCTGAAGCACCAACACCTTTCCAATTACGTGCAGACTACCAGAATCTTCTTGAAAGTAAAATGATTTCTGATACAGTGGTACTACATCCGGGCAAAATCAAAGTGGTGTTTGGTCCTAAAGCTGATCCAGAATTGCGAGCATCCATTAAGATTGTGCGTTCACAGGATAAAAGCTTGAGCAATACACAGGTCAAGAGTACCATTGTAGAAACGGTACGTGAGTTCTTTGATATCACCCAATGGGAATTTGGTGAAACGTTCTATTTCTCGGAACTGTCGGCAACCATACACTCAAGATTGCCAAGCGCATTGGATGGTGTAGTTCTAGTTCCAACGCTCAACACAAATGAATTTGGCGATCTATATCAAGTCTTTACTCGTGAAGATGAGATTATTCAGGTTGATTTTTCGGTGGACGATGTTGAAATTGTTGAGTCACTTGACCCCCGCACTCTAAGGCAGTAAAAAGGAGCACTTTTCCTTCCCATACATGGGGGATAAATACTCTTAATTGCTACTGAATACGAGGGCATAGTGAGTAACCATAAAGATTTTTCGGACTACGATAAACCGAGGACTGACCTCAATAAACTTCTTCCTGCTGAGAATATCAAGGATGAAAAAATCCTTGAAGGTCTCAACCATAACCTATTCAATAGGTTTTTAACAAAGGATGAAGTTGAGCGCGTATTTGGTATAATTGGTTCTACAGAAAACAGCACCGACTCTACTCTTCGACAAATCGCGGAGCCAACAGCATATCGACAAGCAAACCAACTGCAACCACTCCTATACAATAAAGTAGGTGATGTTGATTGGTTAATGTCTTTCCGTGACTTTATGAACCGGCTTCGTTTGCTTGGTGTCGATATCGATAAGTTCAACGAATGGGGCAACAGCCTACAATTCAACTGGATTCCACCCATCGATCTTGATAAGCTAATCAACTTCCAAGACTATTTTTGGGATTCGAGTAACACCGATAACCCACCACAATACATTACTATCAAGAACCTTTGTAATTGGGTTACAGATCGTCGCACCCAAATCATGCGTAGTATCGGGTCATCGATGCCCACGTACAGCATTTCGGCATATGACGAACCAAGTAATATTGTTCGAGTATCCGGTAATCAAACAACTACAATCCGTGATGGTGAGACTGTAGTATTATCGGGCACTGGAACTGTGCCCGTATTTGCTCCAGTAGTATCCACGGCATACAATGTTGTTGGGGATTACACTGAAGTAGCATTTAATGTTGCTGATTACGATATCGAAATAGGTGTAAATGACAGCTATGTGTCATTGTCAAAAACTGAATTAGCAGTTCTAACTACGAATGCTTTGAACAACACTATCACCGTTGCAAGTGATGTGACTAATTTGTTTGTCAACGGGTATGTGTTCAGCAGCGAAGCCAGCACAACATCACAACCTACCACCATGTGGACCGTTGCAAGTTCATCGTTTGATGTAATTAACAACCGTACTGTGATTACATTAAACCAAGAACTCGATGGTACCTTTGACTGGACACGTATCAGTGCGACGCCAATACTGCGCTCAGTGGAAGCCGAATACAACGTCGCATGTAATAATCCATACACCGTAAGCCAATTTGGAACGTTTGACGAATCTGACATTGGTGATATAATCTGGGCTCGAAACTTCCTACTATTACAGTCAACAGGTTCAACAACTTTCGGATCAAGCTTTCTAACAGACCCGAGTGGGTCAAAGGATTTCTTGGACGGTACTTATCAAGACGGTGATATACTTAAGATTACAGGGACTGGTTTCGATGATGAATATACCATCACGAACCTAATTACATCAAACCTGCTGGATTTGGGAAGAACATTTTTCAACGAACCAACAGTGTCTTATCAGATTCTGCGCCGTCGTAGCCTAGAAGATATTTCATTCACTACAGCGCCACCGGCTATCAATGTAAGCCAACTTTGGCTTGATACCGAAAACGACCAACTTCGTCAATGGAATGGCTCTACTTGGGCTGTAGCTGTAGATCGATTCAGCCTTATTGTTGATATAAGCAATAATAATCATCTTGTAAGTTACCGCCAATCTGATGATTGGTCCGAGCAGAACAATTGGATTCATCGCAGTGAAATCAATAATTTCACGGGCAAATCCCGAGCACAATTGCCAATTATTGAATATTTCCCACTACTGGAATTGTCGGAACATTCCTTTGCTGAAAAGGCATGGAGATATCGCAGAAACGATGCAGTATCGTACACACCCACAGATACTCAACCTACGTTGTTTGAACTGGTTGACACTCGTGTAGTTAGTGGTGGCGAAGTTTCATTCTCGAATTCTACCACATTGCTATTTGGCGAGCAGTTTGGTAACTTATCTAATGACTTAACGCCGGGGACTGAAATTCAGTTAGGTGACTTCGGAACTAACACTGGGGTCAATACCGTACTGTCCTCTGAGTTTTTACAACTTGCACCGGGTCAGCGATACAGAACCCGTGTAACGCTAGCTGAGCCAATTATAAACCCACTTGACGTGCCTGTAGGTGCTTTTGTTGCACCAACATTTACGGCAGAGGGCGACCCATGGCTAAGCACAGATGTATACCATTGGCAGTTTGAAGGTATTGTTAACATTGCAGCATCCAGTTACACGCCAGAAAGAAACCCGATGCTGGACGAGGTTGTCACCACGTCCACAATATCTGCCGGAACTATTGAAACCATCATCGGTTTATACTTCCAAGAATTCAAATACGTCACGGGGTCTGGCTCTGTATTTGGGCCACTGTTGGAACTTGATAGTTCGCTACACGATTTGTGTTTGTATGAAGATTTCCAAGAAAGTGATTTACGGGTTTACATAAACGGTGAACGCCAATATGGTAATTTTGTTGAAATGGCCTCTGGTGTTGCGAGTGATTTCGTGGGCTCAGTTCAATTCAACCCCGATGTTGAAATTAGTGAAAACGACATTGTTCGAATTGAGCTTGGTGAATATGCATTGGAAGATATCGGTCGTAAGAATGTTACGGTCAGTACATCTTCTGGTCTTGAACAGTTTAACCTTGTAGACAATCGTCGCATCGAGCAAGTAAAAACTGAAAGATCACAATACCCATGGTTTAGTATTTACGATGTTGATTTTAGTCCATTTACCTTTGCTAGTCGCATATTTGTATATAACGAAGACTCGACGGGCGTTTACGAGCCCAATATCGATCAACGTATAGTGTTTGACCCTGTTGCGCGAGATTACACATTTGCACAAGAATTAATGGACGAAGATACTGAAGCATTATACGTATACCGTGACCTACGTGAATATGATGACGAGTTCCAGTCTATTTGGAAACGCGGAACCCATAACGAACAATACGTACCAATTCAAGCCGATGGTTTTTGGGAAATCCCGAACCAGCTATACTACAATGTGCAGCATGAAAACAAAAGCACAATCAGACTTACGGAAGTGTTTAGGCACTTTAACAGTATTGTGCAAGCTCAATCTGCACCGGGTATTGTCAATGATACCTTTGCTAATTTATTCCACCTAGACAACTCAGTAAATTATGGTTTGGGTGGGACTATTAAAGAACATAACGATGGGTTCGATACACTCATGTCTGCTATGTTTGTAAACAATGTCAACCCAGTTGAACTAATCCAGTTTGCAAATGACCGATATGATAATGGGCAAGTTACACTACGTGAGATTCTAGAAGATAATATTGGCTCTTATTTCTCACAGGCTGGTTTTGACAACCTTTCTGAGCTTACTGCATTTGTAGTTGACTCCACTAAAGATATATTTGAAAAAAATGATAGGCTTGATCAGTGGTTTGGAGATAGCGCCACATTTGACGAAGCGACTAATACCGGCGTTAAGAACTGGATCGCAACCATACCATTTCTCGGGTTAGCCCCCAAGGTAAAACCTTATTTGGTTCGAGACGACGTACTAGGTATACTTGAAATAGTGCACCATGATGGTCATCGCAAGGACGTAAAACTTAGTCCAGCTTCAATTGAATTATTGTACAATATAATTTCCAAAAATACAAATAATACAACACAGGTTGTTGCATCAAGCGGTGAAGCTTTTCCAACACTTGCCGCCAATGGTGACTTTTTAATTCGCACAAACACCACCGAGAAGACAAGAAAGCTATACCGATACAACACCCTTGCAACGTGGGAACTAGTCGAACTATCCTTACTTGTGGCGGATATTCTCCTACAAATTGAAAATGACTTGTACGACTTATTGTCAGATCAGGCTCTTCCTGAAAACTTCGTGTCCAAATACAATTTCTTAACGACACAGGAAGATAGTGCATATGATGGACAATTACGTGAAAGGTTCTCCCAATTCCTTGCTGAAAGAAATGTACAGGGTGCATTCGTTAATGCCGGTTACCGCCAGAACAACCCGTTCACATGGAACTACGGGTTCACGACCATTCAAGTTGACCCATTAACTGGTGGTAATAATACATCCGTTTTCAGTTCATGGGAAGCGCTATACGAGTCCGTGTTCCGCACACCATATCCGCACTTGGAGCCATGGAAATTACAAGGATATGATTCTAAACCAGACTATTGGGATACTCAATACCGCGACCCAACAAACGTCCGGCGTTGGAAAACTGTTATGTGGACGAACATACTTGATGGTATTATTCCTATTGGTCAAGTGGCACCTGATACAAACTTAGGAACTGGAACTCCATCACAGATTACAAATCTGTATAGTTATGTTCCAGTAAACATTGAAAGCACAAACACATCAGACGGGTATTTCCCAGATTCACTGTTACCGCCATATTGGAACAGTAACAATTCATCAAATCCAGCTGTTCGAAGCTTACATGATTCGGGTAACAATGAATTCGTTGTAACCCCAAGTGCGGGTTATGAATTCGGTCAAATTGGCCCAGAGGAATGGAATTGGAAGGTTTCATCACAACGCCTATATGATGAACTTATTGTAGCGTTCAAGATTCAGCCACTAAAGTTCTTAAACCAAACGTTTGGGCCTGAACTTATTGATGTTGCATGTTTACAGGTAGACGACCGTAGTAATAAGGTAGCAAGCCACCGTAACATCAATTTCCATGGTGATATTGTCAATGGTAACACCGTATTTAAGGCTAGCGGGCTTAACCAATGGTATGTTCATTACAACAGATACCGTGGGTTTGATGGTATTTCCTCCGAGTTCCGTGATCTGTGGCGAGATTGGGAAGCACCCCTAACATATCAATTCGGCTCGTTCATTAACACTCAAAACTTCATCAAGATTGGTTCAGATATATTTGATGTAACCGATCAGGATCGAGACATAATTTTCAAGAAGACATTGGGAATTCGTGACGTATGGCTTGATGGTATAAACGCTACAATGCTGTCCTCCCCATCGCGCTTCTCTTCTGAGTTTGATAAGGGCATTGGTTGGACTGTTGAATTCAAAAACACATCTCCCGTAGCTCGACCAATCGAGACATTCGGCGTGCAGAATTATCCAGTCCGCGTTACCTCCGGGGACGACACGTATAGGACATTCAGCTTCAACATTGAGGCAGTGGAACTTGAACAAAGCTTCGGCTATGATATAGTACAGTATAGTGAGACAGCGGCACCAACAGTTTCAACGGAACTAGCCAACGATACTACACCTTATTATGCCAGCGTATTGTTTGACGGAACTACGACTGTAAACTTGATTGTGTTGGGGCAAGATGCACAAACATTCGGTGACCTAGTTGACGTACTAAATTCACAACTTGGCTCGGCTGGCACTGCATTCATTGAGGATGGTAACCTTTATATCGCCAGTGATAAAATTGGTGGAAGTACCTTTGCCTCAATCACTGATTCTGGACTATTTTCTACTGTCAGTTCAAACTATCAGGGGACTAGTGGTAATCAGTTTAACTTTATCAAATTCAACAAGGTATTCTATGTCGAAGACGATCTTGTGCAGTATTTTAATCGCAACACAACATTCGAAATTAAAGACTCTACTAATTTCAACGGCACATATACTGTAGTTGTAGCATCATATAATACTGAAAGTCAATTAACACGCATTGAAGTTCAGGAAAATATTAGCATTTCAAACAGCGTAATCGACGGGGTTATTGAGCCTGACACCGCAGTTACATTACCGGATTCATGGGTTACGGGCACCGGACTATCTTGGGGTACAAATACTTCTCTACCCGCACCATTTAATGAAACTGACCTATTCTACATGATACGTGTAAATGATCGAGAGTTCAAGCTTTCCACTACACGTGATGGTGCATTAAATGGAAACCCCATTACCCCAACTAGTGTCCCTGACGGTATTTTCTACGTTGGTCGAATTAAGAACACGTTCACAGCATTCCAAGCTCGTGAAGTATTGGCGTATTGGAAACAGCATTACGTCGATAACCGAATAGTACGCACGTTACCCACTCCGGTAACAATTTCTGGTATACAGAACTGTATCGATTTCCTAAACGGATATTCTGCGTATCTTGAGAGTATTGGTTTTGTTTACGCAAACCCCGACGGCAATAATAGTGACCCTACAACCGGGCGTGAATATAATTGGCAACTAGAAACCGAATATTTGATCGAATTCCTATATACCGCGAGACGAACAGGACAGGAGATTCGCGAAGAATACGCAATTGCTCCAAACAATATTTCCAATAACTTTACTAGTCAAGAGACTATTGCATGGAATACTGGGACACGAGTAACGTTCAACAGTAGCAAGGGAACACTCCCAACCGAGTTCAACAATCCAATTGCGGATACTATTGGATACTACGTAATTCGCACGGCTACTCCGGGTATATTACAATTGGCGGCTTCGCGTTCAGCTGCGGTTAAAGGCAATGCTCTAACGTTTACTGATAACGGTGAAGGTGCGCTGAGTATTAGAATTTCACCAGAGACAAAGAGATTCCCATCTATTGATCTAAATCCACACAAGAATATGATATTCATTGATCATGATACTGGTGTTTTATCCAATGTACTGACTGGTTCTGATCTAGATGTACTCACCAATCAGCGAGTATATGATCAGGATGGTAGAAATCTTGGAATTACAGATGTTGCAGTATATCGTAAAGATGAAAGATCGCAAATTGAGCTAACCGGTCAACGCGTGGCGTCAAACGATACCAACACAACTACTGCCAGATACATGAGCGGTATGCATTTGTTCTTTGACGGATATGAGCATATTTTGCAATTCCAGAATTATAGCGTCAATGGTATATTGATTTACGATCCATTTTTGGGTATCAACACTCCTAGATTTGATGTTGAGTTCGATAAGCAAGATAAATTCACACTACGCCCAAATGTTGGCGGAAACGTTATCCTTGATCGTGGTCAGGTGCAGAATATTGAATCAGCAATTGAGTCTTTGCGCTTTGCATACAGTACCACGCAGAGCAAAGAAGGTGAAGTTATTGTAGAAAACGTCCGTAAATCTCTAGGATACGACGGACCTTACGATTATGCGGATGATCTTGGCATCACCGATAAATCACAATTCCTGTTTTACCGTGGCTTGATTCAGAAGAAAGGAACCAACTTTGCAGCTAATGCCTTTACAAATCAGATATCATACGACAACATTGAAGTAGATGAATTCTGGACATACCGAATTGATTGCTTTGGAGATTCTAAGCAGAAAATATATCCAGAACTAAAACTATCTGGCCGAGACGTTATACGCAAAGAACTACGCCTTGAATTCGTTGAACCATTTGGTACAGCTTCTGACACATCATTTGAAGCAGTTGAAATTGACAACGAATCAAGATGGTTCGAGCAGCCAGATCAGGTGGAAAAAATATCGCCGCGTGACAGATTCTATGTTAATCCGCGCATTATTGAAAGAATTGAAGATGTACGAGCAAACGATAATTATTTTGATTTCGATGGGGATGATTATTTGTTGCTTGAAGCAGCAGCCGACGCGGCATTTATCAATTTTGTATCATCTATTGGGCCACCCGTTGTATACCAACAGCTAGTAGAAGGCGTTGATTACGAGTTTGTTACAAACACTCTAATTAGATTTATCAACCTTCCGGTGAATTCTGGTGATACTCCAACCAATGTGAGTACACTGGCATATAACTATGATGCCCAAAACCCAGCTAAGATAATAAACACGCGAGCGGGCGAAGTAGAAACTGAAGTTCCTTTCTGGAATCCTCGTCGCCAACAGTACTACTCACGTGCAATCTATCCCGTCAACTTCAGGGTGGATGAAGACCCGGCTGGATACAGCAACCCGATTGCAAATGCAGTCTCTGCTGCTAACAATGTTTGGGATTCACGTTTCAATAACAATGTGTGGTTCGATATCAACTCCGAGGGGCATCTACCATTTGATGATCCAAATGTCCAAAGTGATTTGAATATTAGACTGCGAAATTGGGGCAAGCTAGCCGATTGGGCCACAATTAAACTATACCAATGGACGGAATCCGATGTTCTCCCAGTGGAGTACGATCAACTCTCATCCGAGCAAAACAGCGCTGGCCTATTGCCGATCAATGATAGAAAAACGGGGCAAGCACGTAAGGTTGTTTATCGTAATGACGGAACTACACTTGCACCTGTCTGGGTCGAAGAACGCAACCAACATTTTGATTTTGTTGCGGAAATGATCGATTCTACGGTACCGACCAACTTGGTGATATCTACGTCATATAGCGCATCGGGCCTTTCGTTTGACGTGGATGTGGACGTGTATGTAGACGGTAAATATGTAGAGTCAACGCAGTTCTCTACTAATGCCGATTTCGACACATACGCAGGGAATGTGGTAACTGGAACTGGATTGCCACAGGGTAAACTAATTCATATTGTTCTACCTGCTACGGTTCCAACGCAGTTACAACTAGACAATGTATCATATAAACTTGACACACCATACTCAACGATTAACCGTATCGATCCTGTGACCGGAAACGAGAAATTCACTTATTATTTCTGGGTAGAGAACCGTTTGTCTGATATTCAAGTAAAGGGTGGACCACTAGGAAGTACCACGCTTAAGACGATGCGTGAGCAGTTCGAGAATATACCAACCCCGTATATGATTCCGAACAACGTTGTGGACCTAACAGCTACTTCTTATGCTGATTTGTTTGACACAAACAGTCCAAAGCGCGAAGACACCGTGTCTTATGAGTTCCCGTTTGTCTACAACCAGCTAATTATTAAAGGGCTGGCAGAGCGTGTACGAGCGGATGATGCATATACGTTGCGATTTACACGAGACTTCACGTTACGTGATAACTTGGCTAATAATGATCCCAGTGTAAGTGAGCTTCAATTAAAGAACCTTCATTGGCAGTGGAAACTATTCCGAGAGAAGCAGTTTACCAAGATTGACCGCATTCTATGGAATGCTATCACTGAGTCTATTCTCGGATTCCAATACGATGGCTCACCATTGTTGGATATTACGCCTACTCCAACACCGAGTATTACACCAACCGTATCACCATCACCATCTGGAGTTGTTGGGACGCAGACACCTACGCCTACCCCATCAAATACGGGTACGCCGTTCCCTACGCCGACACAGCAGGCAACGCCAACCGTAACTCCGAACCCTACGACAACACCACCGGTTACGCCACCCAACACACCGGGGCCAACTTCGACGCCTGCTCCTACACCACCGGTTACACCATCGAGAACACCGGTTGTTTCACCAACACCGTCACCTGCAGAGGTTCTTGGTTTGTTCTTCCCGTCAACAGGTACAGTATATTCGGGAGATATTATTGACCAACACAATGTGTTCGATCCGCAACCGGCCAGCACAGGCATGCAATTTACACGTACTGGGATTAACCCGGAAAATTCTGTAATTGTTAGAGGTGTTGAACGTTATAAATGGATGAAGCCAATTGGTTTCCCGAGTAGCCCATATGAAATCAGGGTTTCGGTTAGTAGCGGGGCATTTACCAGTGGAAGTGCAATAAATACTTGGATAGACCTCGGAACATTCAGCCCTGCATGGTCGATAACACAAAATGGTATTGGTGCTCGTGCGGTAAGTGGTACGGTGCAGATAAGAGAAAAATCTGGTGGGGCTATAGTCCTAAGTAGGGATTTCTCGTTTAGTGCAAATGTCTCTGGTGATAGTGGTGGTGGCAAAGTTCGCGGCGTCCCGATTAAACGGATTCAATAATGACTGATCAGACAAAAATTCTACCAACTCTAGAGCGAGTACTCTATGATGAAATGTTTGGGACAGACACTCGCTTTGGTCTGGGACCTGAACAGATTTTTGTTGACCCGGATTTGGCTAAGTCTACTATCGTAGCTATACTCACGAACACAAATCGTAATTTTGTCGGTATTGATATCGATACGTTCGTTAATACTCAGGTTAACTTTGATACTCCCGAAGATATAATTGCAACAATGGGTGCAATTTATGATAACTTTCAGGTCGAAGATGTAAACTATATTTTCTTTCAGGTATTACAAGATGCATTTGTAAACAAAATGAAGTTTAAAGAGATATTCAAAACTTCTTGGGTTGCATTACAGGTTAAAAATAATGTAACGGCACCACGGATTGCGCCGCAAGTCGATTCTAATCTTCAAGAGGGTGGGACTTGCTTTGTGGAATCACCACAAGTCACACCATCTCCGACTTCTTCACTTACACCAAGTGTTACACCATCATCGTCTGCGGTTACGCCAACACCAACACCAACGGTGACGCGTACAGCGACTGTGACGCCAACGAACACGGCCACACCAGCGTTGACGCCAACGAACACGGTTACACCAACGTTGACACCAACTAACACTGCAACGGTTACACCAACCGTAACGCAAACAGCAACGGTTACACCAACTGTGACGGCTACTATTTCGTTGACACCAACTGTGACCCCGACCGTAACGCAAACAGCAACGGTTACACCAACTGTGACGGCTACTATTTCGTTGACACCAACAGTGACACCAACGTTGACACCAACGAGTACACAGGACCCTACTTCGACGCCGCAGCTAACCCCAACGACGACAATTACACCTACTGTGACACCAACGGTTACTGCTACTGCGACACCTACTTCGACGCCGCAGCTAACCCCAACGACGACAATTACACCTACTGTGACACCTACTGTGACACCAACGCCTACAC